TGATATCTTGTATAATACGATTTATATGACCGTATTTGTCATTTATTACTTTATTAACTGACTCATTGACGGGTGATAAGAAAGCTCCGTGGGTGGATGGATTACTTACAAAGTCAAATGCAATCAAATCAAAGTCATCTTGTACTACTAATGTAGCATTTCCTTCACGCATTACTTCTTTAACTGACCCCATGCCGCGTGATGAAATACCTAAACGAATTCCTGATTGAAATAATGCTTTAAGTATATTACCTGACGGTGTATTGAGAATTTCTACTGTACCGACAAGATCGTTACCATTCCAATTCATACCTAATACATTATGACTAACGTTATTCAAATTAACAACAGATGAATCTGGATGGTCTAGTTCTCCTAATGCTCTACGTTCCGCAATAAATGTTTGACTATATTTTTTTGCTTCACGTTGTAATATTTCCATTGGATATACACGGCCGTTTTGATTCTGAGCATTAGCACGTTGTAGTACTCCATTAACAATTAAACGTCCGTTATTTTGTGTTAATGATTCGTTTATTTGTTGAGGTGATACTTCAAATACTGTATAATCAACTAAAAGTTGTTTGCTCATATTATCCTTTACGAGTTAATGATGTATATGGATACACAGCACCATCTACTAAAATTGTATCATAATACGTACCTGTCTCATCATATATCTTATCTGTACCGTTTGTAGTTACTGTGATTGATGCTGTAGCTGATATAAAGTTTGTATATGGATCCGGTACACCACCTTCATTGTCATGTTCAATTGTCAAAGAGCCACTTCCTGCTGTTAATGTTACAGTAAATAAATCAGCTGGTGCGATTGTATTTGTAAATCCAGCAACTACTGCTCCGGCGGCTTGGGTATTAACGGCATCTTTAAATCTGTTTAACAAACTACCAGTAATATTACCAGTTTCAGATCTTGTATAAGATGCAGTAATTAATCCTGCTAAACCAGTTGTATTACTATATGTATATCCAGCTGCTCCAGATACAATTAAAAATCTGAATTTTTTAAATGTATCAACGTGGTCATATGTATAGTCAACTCCTCCGTTATAAGCAGTTACATCAAAATAATATTCATGTATACTAGCACTTGTCGGATGATTAGAACCGGTAATATTATTAGTCAATCCAGATGCCCATGCAAAGCTCTGAGTTTCAGCTGTTACGCTAATCAACTGTGGATTAGTACCGACCGCAGCTGAATTATTAGATGATACCGACGTACCAGGTGATTCATATGATTCGTTTATAATAAATGGATCATCCCATAATGCCTTATTACTTTCTTTTACGAATTGTATACGGGCAGCTTCAACGCCTTTTGTTTCAATTAATTGTTTGATATGTGGCTGTCTTGTATAATCACGCCAATCTAAAAAATTACTCATTTTGATAATTCCTTTAATCTATTTGAAATACGAACTATACGTTCGTTAATTTTTGAAAAACGAGCCCCTGTTGATTTCCAGAATTGTCCAGAATTAACACCAGATTCATTTTTTAATTTTAAGTTATGTGCTACTACTCGTTCTATTTCAGCTAACATACGATTAACTTCCATAATACTTTTGTTTACCTTTTGTGATGGTGTAGCAGATTCATCTTTTTTGTATTCACGATATGATACTGCTTCATCAATACTATAGCCTGAAGGTGATTTGTATTCAACGCTTTTATGTAAAAATCCTTTTCGCTTAAGTGCTTCAAATATTGATATGATAGCTTCTGATGTTGGATACCCATTTCTATCCGCTATCTTATCAACAAATGCCGTAACTAACTTATCCATTTCTGGATTACTAGATTCTGTAATACTAGGGTTAACACCGTACATTTCGGACATCATTTTTTTATAATCAGATGTTTTACTTTCCATACGTTTAAAGAATTTATTTGTCTTAGGAGTTTTTTTCCAACCATCAGCTTCAATAGTATCATCATCAGCTTTACCAAATGCCATTGGCGAATCATAGCCAGGTACACCTGCAGTCGTAGACATTTCATCTAACTCTTCTTCTTCGTCCATTTTAGCAACTTTACTTAAACGCTTTTTTAGATATCGATCTGAACTATCAGTATCGCCATCATTGTCTAAATCTTTATCGTCCAAGTCTTCAAAATCCGTGTTGGCTTCTTTATCAGAAACGCGGTCTACTGCTTCCATTAACCGACGAAAATTCTTTTCTATATCTTTACGTAGGCCCATATTAGAATCCTGTTTGACGCTTTAGTACGTAAATAACACTAGCCGATCCACCTTTAATCTGTCTCACTGACAAGTCATATATAACACCGGCTGTTAAGTCATTTAATATAATTTCTCCGCCGTCCGATAAACTAGCGGTTGCATTACCAGGTGTCTTAACAATAATACTACCATATCCATAATTACTACCAGTAAAGTCTACTTGACCACTAGTATATAAATACGATGACACATACTTACCAGGATGCCCTAGTCTAGTAAATTGATTTTGTTCTGTGGCTGTATATCCAGGATAAAAACTCATTTTGCTCCTTTAATGCTTTTAAGTTCTTCTACTAATTCATAGTAACGAAGCATTGTTAATATATCTTTATCTTCGATATTATTACGACGGCTCATTGTAGTTAATAAATTAGCGACTTCATTTAATTTGATACGTATAACTTTGCTAGGTACTGTAGTTTTTAGTTTATTAATAGTATCACGTAACATAGCAGATTCTTTAACAATAAACTGTTTAAGTGTCACTGAGTTAGTTACATTATTAATATATTCGCGTAGTAAACGTTTTTGTGATTCGTTTAATGTAGCATATTTTTCGTTAAAACGATCAATGATTAATTTAGATGCTAATAATCGAACATCTTTATCTTCATTAGTTAATACCGGTACTGCTTCAGTATCTGTCTTACGTACTGTACAAATATATTCGGTTAATGAAAATCGATTTTCTACATATTCTTTTGGATCATCTGATTCTGCAAATTCAAATAATTTATAAATCGAAGCATGTAGTTTATAATTATTAACACGTGATTTGAAAAAATCTTCAATGTTATAATTGTTACGTATTTCTTTTATTAAATTATATTTTTCACGCTTTAAAGCTGTTTCGTTAATACTGCGTTTTGTACGAAGTACTGCTTCTAAAAACATTTCTGCTTTACGCTGTGAGTTAAACGTTTCTTCATGTAAAGAACGGTATAATTTTAACTCTTTTGATAATTCTGAGTTCTTTCTAAAATTTCTTTTAATTATACGAAGTGCTGCCGAATCTTTATTGTTCATAGTATCCGATGCTACTTGGCGTACGAGTAACTCAAAAATTAAACCAGTATTCTTTACTTTCGCATGTTTAATCTTACTCATGTTTATACATCCTGTTTGTACGTATCTTTTTAATAAATATAGTTATTATGTTAAATTTATATCTAGTAAATTGTTTTCATCTAACATAGTACCAGCATCATCATTTTTAATCTCAATATCTAATGACTCTTTTAATACTTGTTTTGTTTTTACTTTACTAGCCATTGATTTTATTATAGCTTTAGTATCAATATGCTCCGTACTTAATGCACTACCACCACGGAAATTATGTTGTAATGGTGATTTATCAGTAGTAAATGTTTTACCTAAATCTTTAATACCTAATGGATCTCTTCCATGCGGACTTGCATGGCTACCCCAAGTACCTGGCTCTTGAGGTCTTCCTGGCCCGGCTACATGTTCTTGCTCCATACCTGGTAACAATCCACCTTTATTAGCAACGTGCATACTAGCAATATCATGAGGTGTACCAAAACTCATATTAGTTTTCTTTGGATCATTACCTTCTGACTTAATTTGTTCCTTACGGAAGTCTTGTTTTAAGTCCTCAATAACTAATTCACGTTCAGCTTGCCATTCTTCTTCACTTAATCCAAATACATTTTCATAAATATATTTTTCTGAAAACATGGTAGTCTCTTTAAGATTACCGGCCAAACTTACCTTTTCATTAAGAGATTCAATTTTTTGCTTTTCATATATTAATGATGGGTTAGTTAGTGATAAACTAAAATTAACCAAATCTTCATCACGGAATCCTTGTGCATATAAATGTACAATAGCAATTTTAGTTAACTCTGATACGAATATTTTTTGTATACGTTCAATAGTTCTAGCAAAACGTACATCTTCAGCCGCTAAAGTAGCTTTACCTTCTACACCTTCATCATATCCTAAAAATGCTTTAGGTATTTTAAGAGCGGCATGCATTTTATTACGTAAGTATTCAATATCTTCAATCTGACCATCCGAACTTAATCCAGATAATGTATCAATAGCTGTTCCCGAATCTCCACCACGTACCGGAAGATAATAGTCTTCCATCATGTTTTGTATATTAAACTTTAAATTATATTGCCCAGTTGTTTCATCAATATACGGGGTCTTTTTCATCTTGTTGATAATCTGTTGCATATAACTATCAACTTCGTTAGGTGGTATATTACCGACATCAATTTTAAAAATACGACGTTCTGGTGCTCTCATAATACGATGTATTAACATAGCATCTTCCATCAACGTAAGTTGTTTAAAAATCTTACGTGCTGGTTCAATCATTGATTTACCATATGGTAAGAAATTAGTATCTGATAATAAACGGAAATGAGCTATTTGGTAATTTTCAAATTCATTACGTGGATTTTGTCCTCCGGTACCCGCAAAATGTCTAGTAGTAGTATGAGCACCTTGCATTACAAATCGATATGCATATGGATTTTCTTGATCATATCCTTCTTCACGTACCATTTCATATGCAGACATTGGAATTACATTAATAACTCCTAACTCATCTTCAATATCTAGATAAAGATAAAAGTCTCCATACTTACAAGCATTACGTATCCATGGCCATAAATTATAATCTATATTAAGTATATCATAAAACAAATTATGAAGTACTTTACGTATTTCATTATTAGGCGATGATATTGTTAAAGTATCACCTTCCGAATCTTTAACTGTACTTTCATCTGCATATATGTCTAATGCCGATGCGATAATAGGATCTAAATCCATAGCCTCATAATCTGAAAATAATTCTACTTTAGATTGATGAAAGTTATATGTACCATTGTAAACTGACTGGCCTCCTTGACCTCTATGTAGACCGGCAAAACGATCTATATATGCAGTTGTTGACAATGAACCGTTTGATTGTAACTTATTAGTATCAATAGCCTTTAAACGGTTTTTTGCTATTCTACGCACAACGACATTAGTTGAAAACAGTCGTTTAAGTCTAGCTTGTAGTGAAGTATCTGCCATAAGTTCTATTTATTAATAAATATTAGATAAGCCAGGTAAGGCTCTCGTTTCCATTAGCTGTACCCCATGACCAACTATTATTAGCAGCAGTATTATTACTACTATATACACCCGGGGTAGTCTTGCCAAAATGACCTAACGTTTTTCTAGATAAATCTATACCTTGTTGATGTAGACGAAGTGCTGTATCACGTACCCATAAAGCGGTACCAAAGGACATTACCAAGTCATCATTATAACCTCTTTGTGCTTCTGCACGTTGACCAGTCCATATAAATACTAACAGTTCATCTATTAATCGTTTACTACGTACTACTGGACTTTTTTCACGAAAATATGTTTCTAGTTTAGATATTACAAGTGGACGAGTTTTTGAATTCATTGAAAAGCCAGGAACTTTATCTGACTTACTTTTCAAATCATATCCTTTTGCTAAATGTACATTTTCATCTACATATGCATCTGAACGATATGAATAATATAAGTTATTGTAATTACGATCTATCGCTACTTGTAGTACTGCCCATCCTATATTAGCATTTTCAATTACTAGTAAGGCATTATCATATTCAGTTGCTACAGATACAAGCATATTACCGTAATCAGTTGTTCCTATCTTACCACGATATTCAGCTACTTGAGTCATTGAATTGATTTCTATAACATGGAAAGCTGAATAGTCTGCTCCATCGCCTCGGGCAACGTCAGCTACAACTGCATAGCTTTTGTTAGTACCGTATTCTGGATATTCCCATACCCAATAATTACTATCAAATCCACGTTTTTCTATTGGCTCTTTAATATATGTTTGTTCATACCATTGCAGAATAGGACCGTCAATAACAGTATGTCCTGATGATATAAAGTCACAATCACATTCTTGGGCTGCTTGTTTTTCTCCTAACAACTCTGTCTGTTGAACTCTCCATTTGTCATCACGATCTGGATGTACTGTCCAATGCAGTTTTATCGGATGAAATTGACCACCCGCTTCCGCATCTGACCAAATTTTATGAAACCAATTACCAGTACCATTAGGAGTAGATAAAGAAATACATCCACCACCTGTCGCAAGTGTTTGTTGAGCCGATGTCCATATTTCATCAATGTTTCTAATAAACGCTGCCTCATCAATTACTAAAAGAGATAATGCTTCAGAACGACCGGCAGTACCAGTACTTGATACAGCTTTAACTTGAGAACCGTTCTTAAAGCGTAAGGATAATTTGTTATCTTCAATAGACGTACCCTTTAACCAACTAGGAAGATTTTCGTGCATTACACGTATCTTTGTAACCAAGTTTTTAGCAACGTCTTGAGTAGTTGCAATAACTAATACATTATAATCTGATTTAAACAGCATTGCCCATAACACATAACCAGCAGTTACTGTTGATATACCTAACTGACGCGATTTAAGTATTACACTATATCGGTTATGTTGTAAGGATGTTAATACCTCTTCCTGAAATGGATAAAGGTTAAAATACATTTTACCTTTTGTGGGATGTTGAATAATACAATACTTGCGCATGAAATGGATAGGATCCACTGCACAACGTTTGTATTCTTCTGAAATTATTTCACGTAAACTTTTCTGTGCCATGTAACTCTAGTTAATTTATTATTATGCTAATGCCTTTTCCAATACACCTTTCAATATAGCTACTGACATATCACCAGCTTTAATAGAATCGGCTACTGCTGTAAATATAGTTCCGGATTGACCAGCCGCTGATGCAGTAGCTTTGATTTCTGGTAATGCCTCAACTACTTGGTCAATTGCATGCATTCCACCATCAATAGCAATAAAAAACATACCTATAGTATAGATTACATCTGCTACACGTTTAGAAGTCTCCCATACTTTCTTTACACGTAAAAAATTACTCGGATCTCCTAATAACATTACGCCTGAAATAACTGCCCTTAATGGTATTAAATATGCATCATGCATTTCATGAGCCGTATTTTTAAGCCATTTACCTAATTTTGTATCTGCGGATGCATCATGTATAACATGTAACATGTGTTCATCGACTGGTTGTGCTGATGCTCCACTACTATCAAAACTTACTGCATGATCATCTGACTTATGACTTTTTTCTATCGTTTGACCAAGATATGCATATGCATCATCAATATACTTTTTATCTGCTTCAAATGATACACCTTGTAACATACCTTTAACTGTACCACCTAGTTGCTTTACCATGTCAGCTTTTGACGGTATTTCTTTGTTTTTCTTAGCATACTCGTACATACGACCTATAATACGACGTATAGATCTAGATTTTTCATCACCAAAAGTTAATCCGCCAATCCAATCGACTATATTTCCTAAAAATTTTAGTAAGGTAGGAGCAGCTAATAATCCAGTTTCTAATGGCCCCATCTCCATAAGTAATCCTTCATCAATAACATCATCTTTTGAATCTATTGACTTGGGATCCTCTAATGCATCTACATTAATTTTATTTGGATCAACAGTTACTTTTCCTTTTGTTGCTTCTTTAGCAATTTGAGCAATTGCCTTAGCTACAACATCATCTGATACAGCGCCAACTTCATTAACACCCATTACAGGCTGTACAAAATTTACTAAGTTGGTCCATTGGGATTCAGACATACCGCGTTTTAATGATTTTGCTACTCGCTTAGCCTGACTTTCTAACACTACTGTAGATTCTGTCAGTTTTTGTAGTTTACGTCGGGTGTATCTATTAGGAAAAAAAAACTTAATTTCTTGCTCGACTATTTTTTTAATGGCATTGGATAATATAACACGTTCATCAACTTGTAATTGAGCATTTTTATCTAATTCAGCAACAGATGATTCAAGTTCTTTTTCTAACATTTTTTTATCAAATGTCATTTTCTTTAACTCGTTGGTAATTTTTTGCTTCTTAGCACCATCGGCTTCTGCAAACTCTTTGGCCTTCTTTTTCATTTTATCGACTAATGTCTCAAGCTCTTTAGATATTTTACTAATTGATCGTCCTTTTGCCATCTTATCCTTTAAGGTCGTTTAATATTTGTTCTTTAAGTTTGATATAATCACTATCAAATTTTTCTAAAAATGCTGATTGGTCCCATTCTTCCATACGACCGTCCGCATTTTGTGCAAATTGTAATTTAACCGCTTCACGTAATAATGCCACTTCTTTATCTGCATCAGTAAACCATGCTTCTGCATTTGCTAACATACGCTGTTTACTATACTGTTCCCATGCCTCCGTACCTTGTAATCGAATAGCATGTTCTTCCTTTAATACACATGAAAAGCATTTTTTATGCATGAAATACATTTTGAAATGTAACTGCTTTTCATGATCTCGCATATTACCATTACAACAAGGACATTTATCTGGAACTGCTAATGATTTACGTATTGTATCTAAAATACTATTATCAACAGTTTTTGTACGATATCCATCCTTCTGTTCAAATCTCCATACAGTTCCTGTTTTAGGATCTGTTTCTGTCCATACATCACCTACATTATGTTTTTCAGTTGATGTACTAGTGTAACCGTAACTAGTTCTGGTTTGACTTTTGTGTTGGCCAGATAATAGCTCTTTTAAAGCTTTTGTGTTTTGTAACTTATTTGACATATTATTTTAACTCGGTTTTAATACGCATGCGTAACATACGTTTAGCTGCTTCATCTAATGGTAAACCTTGTAATAATTCTAATACAAAATTAGCTTGTTCCGTAGCTGGCTTATTTTCTAACATCTTTACCATCTGCTTAAACGCAGCAGTTTCTTTAACTCGATCTGATCGTTGTGATAATCCAGAAGATACTTTAGATTCTGGTGTATCCATATCTAACTCATTAATTATACTCTCAGTTGTTGTTAACTTTTCAGCCGCTCCTAATTTACGAGCAATACGTTGTTTGATAGTATTAAAATCTTTTGCCGTTAATCCTAACTGCTGTGTTAATTGTGCAGTTAATTCAGCCTTTTGTTCCGGTGTCATACTAGCAATACGTTTTGGGTCAATTTTACCTAAACCAACGTTTAACTGAGTTTTTGCAGATCCTAATTTAGATCTTAAGTTGCTACCAATTTTGTTTAAAAAATCAGTATCCGCTTCACTTATTTGGCTACGTATTTCCTTACGAATTGCTTCACGTAATTGTTTTTCTGTCATATTGTTCCTTTTATATTGTATAAATATTATCTAAAAGATGATTCTAATCCTTTAACTATGAATCTACCAGTAATCTTAAATGGTTTACTGTATATTTTAGGATCACGTATTACAATACCTTCATGTTCACGTACTGGACCTAGTGGAGAACTTAATGCTTCTAGTACTGCATTTCCTAGTTCCATAGTAGCTAAATACATAACAAATCCGTCAATTGCTTTTTGTTGATCTGCAGGATCTGCTACTAACTCGGCTACATCCTTTTTATCTGCAATTGCCATTAATATTTGTTTACTTTGAGCACCTACCGTTTTACCATCTGCTAATTTAATCATAGTTTCTTTTTGATTAGTAGCAGTAGCTAACCATTGGCTCAATGTCTTTGATACTTTTTTACCATTAACAATAACAGTATATTTCTTTGCTAATTCGCCTTGAAAGTCCGGATCTGAATCTAATGTAGTAGGAACTGATCCTAATACCTCATATCCATTTTCATTAGCAGTCGGAGCTAAAGCATTTAATAAGTCTTGCAATGCTTTTTTATTATATGAAATCTCTTTAGTAGCTCTACGCTTTGGAGTTACTTGTTCAATTTCTAGCAATCCGTGTATAGCTAAGAAGTTTTTATTATATGATAATACATTAGTACTACCAGCTACATATTCAATATTAAACAAAATATTTGGATTGTCCCACATTCCTAATTTCTTAAGCATTGGCGTAATATCTGGTAATGCGTCATTAAATATATCTAATACTTTTCCACCAATAATAATCATACCATGGCCCACACCAAAACGATCTTCTAAATCAGCTTTTGTAATACCTTTAACATCTAATGGTTTATTAGAACCGCGGTCCATTACAAACACTTTTTTACCATCGACATCTACTAAACGAATACTAGCATTTACGCCATCAATTTTAACAGAGGCTGGTCCTTTCTTTAGGTATTCAGCTGACTGTACAAATACTTTAACTAGATCCTTTCCAGTCTTTACCCAATCAATATCAAATGGATGTGCCATGTGTCCACCAGCACCACCTTCTGTTATCAGTCCTTCTGATAAACGATCTTTTACTAAATCAACTAACTTCATATCATCCCATCCTAATATTTTTTTAAATGTTTCTGGTGTACCGTTTTTTAATGCAGCTCTTAATGCCGTTCCTGACATTTCTCCATATCCTGGAATGTTTAATGATACATGAGGTGCTACAATTAAGTATCCATGTTGGTCATATCCGACCATATTGTTTTTATGTGTTTTATAATCTTGGAAATAAGAATCTTTACCAGACTTAAGTTTACCAATACGGAATCTAGGATCTTCTTGCATATCCTTATCACCAACCATAAATACTACCGCAGTAGTGGCTGGATCGTATTGTGATAATAACTCTTCGGCTTTATATGGATTCTTAACTTGTATTACATTTTTAATACCATACTGACCGATTATAAGTTTTTTATCAGCAAATGAAAATGGCGATTTAGGTTTTTCCACTTTATCACTAGTAACTACAAATGCATTGTTAGCGCCGAATTGTTTTTGTAACCAGCGAAATGCTTCTGCATGATGACGACCAAATGGTTGAAAACGTCCTGGGTATACAGCTATGATTTGTTTAATATTAGTATCTTCAGTTATGATTTGTTCTACTAGCCATTCACCTAAATTCATTGATATCCTTTTGAATAAATATTACGCTACTTGCGTTACGGTTACTATTACACTTGGTATAGCTGGTATGTTCCCTAAGGCAGGGAATGCATCAATTATAGCATTTCCTGCGCTAGTTTGCCATGCAATTTCCGCATAATCAGCGTTTAAAAATGAATATACCCAATTCCATGCTGCAACAGTTGTTATATTATTTGCGGCAGTTATTTGTGTTGCGGTATTTGCAATATTCTGACCGTTTTTCTTTAACCATATATACACATCATCTGCTCCGCTGATGTTATCTATTTGAGCTGAAAATTGTATATTGTATACTCCATCATTCGGAAATTGTATACGAGAGTTGTTTGTATACGTTATACCGTCAGCAACATCTACCGTAGTATATGTAAATGAAGCCGATACATTAGCCCCTGGATTTGTTATGCTAGATGTATTACTAAAAGCTCCATGATTAAACTGCTTATTGTTGTTCATTATTAATGAACCCGTAACTTCTAACGAACCTGTTACAATTACACCGCGTTTATATGTATATCCAGAGAATGGCTGTATACTACCACCAATACAATTCCAATCTGTTTGTGATGTACCAGGAAATACAGAGGCAAGTTGCATTACGGCTCCTGCTGGTAATGATACTCTAGCTGGATTTGTGATAGTACCTTTTTCAACATTGAATATATCTAAAATTTCATTACCGGCTACGTTATTTTCTATAATAATATCAATCCTAGAACTATTACCTAAACTAGGAAATGCAATTTTTCCTAATGGATACAATAAATCACAATTAATTGTCACACGTCGTACTTGCTCTCCGCCATTGTTACCATCTAATCGTAACCAATATGCCCACTGGTCGCCTAGATTACTACTATAATCATAACGGTCAAAATAACTAGCAGAGTTTGCGGCTGTTATAACTACGGTTTTATCGCGTATTATATTTGCTAATGCCACACCAGTAAATAATGCATTTGATGCTGTTACATTACCTTGAGCAGTTAAATGAAAATTACTAGATGATATTTCTATATTACCATTTGCCCCAGAAATAAATTGATTAGCACTACCTAAAAAGAATTTGTTAGTACGTACTTCTAATGAGCCGCCATTTGACGTTCCGTATTTAAAGTAATTATCAGATCCAGCAACTAGTTCAAGTCCTACACCTGAATAATTATCACCCGAATTTGGTAGTACTGATCCTGAATACAACATCCATCCGGGTGCGCCACCTTTTGCTGGATCTGATGCTGATATAAATCCTTCATATCCTATCGAACGTATAAAACCTGAATTTACACCGGCCATTTCAATACCAGTACCAATACCATTACCTATATATACAGAGCCTGTTAATAGATTATTAGTACCATTTATATATGTGTTATCGCCATCAAATACCGCACCATAAGCTATAGTTTCAGTATCAGCTTTACGTCCACGAAAATCAAAATATTGAAACTTAAACGTTAATGGCGTTTTAAGATGCTCTGTCGGTATTCTTTTATTAATACGTATATAATTAGGTGAAAATCCAGTCTCTTGATTAGCCAAAACTTGAATATCACTTATTATAAATGCACCATGACGTGTTACAAATTTTAAATCAATAGGTTTATCTTCTGTTGCAATAAATCTAAATGTTACTGTAGCATTTGCTTCTGGTACTTTAGTTGTTTCATATGTACCAATACGTGAACCTAGTACTCCATTATCTTTAAAATTATTAATAACCGTCGAATTAAAATTACTTACTGGTAGTACATCACCGGTAGTGACTCGTTTAAATGCTTCTTGAGATGTAACCGCAGATCCGGATATATAAACATCTAAACGCGCATTAGGTATATTAGTATTTGTCGATGAAAATGATGTTATATTAGATGTATTTGCTATATTAAATACTACAATATATTCCGTATCTTTATATACTCTTGGATTATATTGTGGTTTAATTGATAATATAACCGCATCATTATCTTGAAACGCAGTAGTTGTAGGTGTCATTTTTATTCCACCGACTAGTGTATCCATATCATATGCAATGGTCATTGGATTAGATGTACTAATTGTACCCAATGCCGATGCTGTCCAGTATGTGTTTATTTCAGATAAACTTTCTATTGTTCCAAAATTTTCATAATATGAACCAACTGTTACATTAGTTTCTAAAGAACTTGTATCAATTAATATATCTGTCTGTTCTACTATAGTATCACCTAAATCAATAAAATCACCAAATTGACCACTAGGTTTAAATAATGTTTTAATACGATATACATCGCCGGTTGCTGGTTCTGTATTTGATAATATAATATCAGCAAAGCTAGCAGAATTTTCGGTGTATATTACTTCAGAAGGCTTTATAAAACTAGCTGTAAAATCTGAAGACGCGTTAAAACTATTTACGTTATATAATGTATAATCACGCGAATCACGAATTGATGTACCAGATGTTCCAACAGACAACAAACTAACATTAAATTGACCTAATGTATCTTCACCATTAAGAAATCCACCAATTTGTGATACACGTGCTGATGTATTATTAAGTACCTGTACGATTGCAAAATCATATGAACCGCTCAATGCGCGTGTCGCACCTCCATAATCATTAGTTGTTTCATTAAACTGCGATGCTGGATATACTAAATTATTAGCACCAGCCGTTAATCCACTAATAGTCAATATCGGATTTTTTACAGTTAACGTACCGTTAACCATACTTGCTGAGAAAAATGGCTGACTAGTTGTTACAGTGGAGTATCCAGTTAAAGTTTGCAGTGTCGGAGATACTGTAACTGCTGCAGATGTATCAGTTAATTGCGACTGTACAGTGTTATTATTATAAAATTGTCTACCGAATGACGGCGTACGAGTAGACCCTGCTCCTTCTGCAACTGAACTATCAATATCAGTAAGCCCTGTACGTGCTAATGTAGATGGAGTACTTAATGATATAGTACCACTACTACTTACCTGAGTAAATATATTAGTTAAATTAACTGGTTGCAAATAAGGCTGTACTATTTCTGTTATAGTAACTCTAGGTTGTTGTGTGAATATTATTTCAATATCGTTTGATGCCTTTGGTGCTACATTACATTTACGCGACCAAATAACATTTGGTACTTGAAAATAATCAGCGTCATTACTATTTTTACTAAAACGATATAGATTACCAGTACTGGGGTCTTGAGAAGCCCTTCCTGCTAAAAATACAGTACAATCACCTGGCGATGTATCCGGGTAGATATAAACTGCAATTACACGTGTACCATCTTTTTCTACGTAACGGATAGGTTCGTAATAAACTGGGTTATTATTATAATCTAGTATTTCAATATGTATTTCACTACCATCAACTAAATATTCACGATTTGCTGATATCTTAATAAGATTTTTACCAGCTTTAAACTTTTCAGGAAATTCAATTATCCGAAAAAAGTTTGGTGAATTTTCACTAGTATCTATTATTGAATAAGATAAATCACGTAAGCCAAAATAACCTACACGTTTACGTAACGGCATTTATATCCTCATTTTCTTATAAATATGAGTAATTTATTTTAGAGTACCCGTTTTCTTTTTTAATCTCAATAAGCTTATCAACTACATCACGCATAGCATCAATATGAGATATACACATAATAAAACCAAACTGAGATTTAAGGTAGTCGAACAACATGTACATACTATTCAAATTATCCGAATCAAGTACACCAAACCCTTCATCAATAGCTAAGAAATTAGGTCTAGGTAAACTACTGACGTTAATCAATGACGTACGTATTGCAAGAGATGCAATAAACTTTTCCATACCGGATGTTAGTTCCATTGGCCAATAATTATCATTATCATATACAATAAAGCCATGTATATTTTTACCATCAGTATTTAATATAACAGTAAAATCTACTATCTGCGTTAATATATTATTTATTTCGGCTTCAATTTGTGGTAATGCTCGAGCTATTAATTGATACGGTACGCCGTCACGTTTAACTGCTTGTAGATAATATTCATATGCTTTGTACTGTACTTCTAACTCAGTTAACCGCTCAATATCTCGTATAGCATTTTGCTTAGCTGTTTCCGCAGCATGAAGTTTACCAGAACATTCTAATAAACGATTATCTACTTGTTTAAGTTCTGATGTTAAGTATGTTACTTCACTTTGAAGTTCTGATATTTCAGATTCTAGTTGTTTATTAGTTTCAATATCAGTAATACGGTCTTCAGCTGTTTTTATTAGCTCTACTAATCGAGTAATCTTATCTTCACTAGATTGTACTGTTAATAATGTACTATTTAGTTTATTTGTCAGTGTCGATAGTTTTTGTTCTTCAGTATGTAAACGTTGTTCTGCTACTTGATACCCATTTAATAAATTAGTAGCACTTACTGTTGGAAAATTAACTTTAATATCGGCAATTTCAATTAATAGATTATCATGTTCTTCTTGTAGTTTTGGTAATTTTTCGGCCTCCAATTTAGTATCATGTAACCATGGATTAGCCATGCAATATTCACAATTTGGATCCCACTTATGATTATCTAATTTATCAACCATACGGTTAGCATGTGATATTTGTTGTTGTAATACTTGTAATTTTGTAGTTAACTCAGCTAAACGTTTTTTATTTTGTTCTTCAGTAATAATATTACTACGTATTTCTGTAATGTCATATTCTGCTACATTATTACGCCATGAATCTACAATATCTTGTTGATTGTTAATATCTGTTTCAATAGCCGTAACAGTCTCTTTTAATGTATCTAATTCTGACAGCATGGTATGATATGCCGTTTGTAGTTGCTCTGGGTGTTTTATATTATCATCTATAGGACGTAGTTGTTTTGACAGATCAATAATCTGATCATTAATATCATCCTTCATACGATCAACTGTTTGTTTTTCAGTTAACAATTCATTGTAACTTTGAGATGTATGTGATATGATACGTTCAGCATCTGCCAATATTGTACCTATATCAGTTCGTTTATATTCCCGTATTAATGCGGCAGTGTCTTTACTATCATCAGCTGCGATCTGATACTGTTTTTCAAATACATTGATATCTAAAAACTGACTCAATAAGTCTTTACGATCTTTTTGAGACATGTCAATAAATCCAGTATTATTATTTTGCAGTGATAGTGCCGTTAATACAAAGTCTTCATATGTACCTAAGTACTGTTGTACTATTTTATTAGTAGAATCACGTTGGTCACCGTTTAATGATGTAATATTACCAGTATCATCTACATGATAAAATTCTACATCTACTTTAACATGCCCGTTACTTTGCTTTTTACCATTACGTTCAATTACATATGTCTTACCGTCTAGATCAAATGTAAATTTACTAGCAAAACGATCGCATTTATTATTCAATACATGAACAGCTTTATTAGTACGACTACATTTATCAAAACAACAAAATGCTAAAGCATCTAACAATGTAGACTTACCAGAAGCATTAGGAGCAAACAATCCATATGTACCTGACATATTAGCAAAGTCAACATGATTATCATCGCCATAACTAAACATGTTACTAAATTCAAAATATTTTGGCACCCATACTACATTGCGAGTTAACTCAGAATCTGGTAGTTTTGAAAATACCGTACGATTGATATGACGTACACAGTCAAGCATGGCGTCATCTAATGCTAATTCGTCAGATAGGTAATCTGATATTACCGTGTTTTGCCATTCTACATCACGTACATTACCAAATGATATTCTTTTACCAGCAGTAACAGATGATAATGGATTAACTTTCTGTATGGTAATTTCTTGTACTTTGTATTTATGTTTTATTTCAGCTACTATCGTTTTAAGCGTACCCGAATCTGTATCTTTAACCTTTAAACGAATTCTAGGTTTTTTAGGCATTACCGTAGCTGGGTTTTGTATTACTCCGTTATCAATATCAAATGTATAATAACCATAATCATTTCCTATTTCAACAAATTCACAAGAACGTGTAGCCAGATCCCATACCATGATGCCATGGTGAAGTCCTTCGCCAAAATTTTGTTGTATTAAACTACCAGCATATGCAATTGTCTTATTCTTATTTAAGAATTGCGGTTTATGAATATCACCTAATAATACTAAATCATGCCCTTCAAACAATTCAGTTGTAACATGAGTATTACTCAATGTCATGCCCATATCAGTTTCTGCAGAATTTACTGCACCATGGTGAAATGCAATCTTATAATTACCTGTAAAATCACTAGCTTTTATATAGTTCGCTGGCTTTTCAAACACTGACATAACGTTAAAGTGTATGCCTGAAATATAGTATATACCGTTATCTTTAAGATAGTGTATATTGGAGTCATTTAAGGCTTTAACTATAGGGGAAATGGCATCTAGACGATGGGAGTTATTTAAGTTGCAATCATGATTACCAGTAATAATTAATGTAGGCGCAATGGCCGCTAAACTGCTAAAGAAATCTGATACACAATGTACTAGTTCCGGTGACATATCTGTCTTAGCATGTACAATATCGCCAGCAACGTAAATTACACTATTATCCGTTTTATGTTTCTTAATGTATTTATATAATCGTTTAAATACTTGCTCATATTCTGTATGACGTTTTACATTACGTACATGTACATCAGCAATATGAAAAATTTTATCTATGGTAGGTAACCCAATATCTATAGTGCGCATAATATCTTTTCTTGCATTAAATTCTGTTCTGTTAATCTAGTTGTAGCATCTAGTATATGTTTAGTCTGTTCAAATCCTAATTCACTAGGATCTTTACCAGTTAGTTCTACAAAGTATACATCTATACCGTTATTAATAAAATACTCAGCTGTTTCAAGTGCTTGTTTTCTAGCATCTAGATCTAGACATATGTATATAGTTTTCACTTTACGTTCTACAATACGTTTCTTAAGTGTATTTGAAATAGTTTTACCAAATAATGGAATAACATTACGTTTAATAGCAATCGCATCAAATGCGCCTTCTACTAATATAATTGGCATATTCCAGTTTATATGCAGTTCAAATCCAATTATATCTTTTGATACTTTTGGATTCTTATGACGCATGCCATCTGATTCATAATAGGCACGACCTACAAAATAATTAAGACTACCATTAGCATCATAACTAGGAATAATTATCTTACCGGAATATTGACCAGTTTCACAATATCCAATTCTGTATTTTAGTATATCATGAATAGTAATACCACGGTTAAGTAAATAACGTACGGCGTTACGATACTCAGGATTAGCTTTATCCATAACCCATAATGGTCGATATTCTTTAGGAAGTTCAACTACAGGTGTATCCGTTGTAGTCTTAGTAGGCTTATATTCTACACCATCTAGTAGTTTAATTAATTGAGCTACTTTTTCTCGAGGTGTATTAAGTTTACGAAATAAGATAGGTATCTTTCTACCAGCCGCATTACATACCCAACAATGCCAATGTTGAGTTACGATATTAACTTCTAACTTAGGTTTATGATGATGACAGAATGGACAATGAAAAGCTAAATTATCGTCAGTTGATTGGCGACTTTTACCAAGAACAGATTCGAGAAGAGAAATAACCGATAACTTACTCATTATATATTATTAATATTATTAATATTAGCATTGTCATATAATATACAACAATGTTTCAATCTCAATAACTTTCAATTGAAAATTTATATAAATGAATTTATAAAAACTTTTTCAAAAGATCAACCTTTTTGTCTGCTTTTTTTTCTTCATCGATCCATGACTGTGGTATTGTTTTTTCCGCCCACTGAATACCATGTTTGTCACAATAATCTGCATAGGTTGTCTTACTACCTTTACGTAGTTTACTTTTAGCACTTTGGAACACGATACGAATATCTAACTCCGGATGTTGTTCTTTTACTAGTAAATGTTTCTTACGGTCATCTGGCATCCACCTACCTTTAGTCTCTACAAGGATACCATTAGGTAATGTGAAGTCGACTGTATATTTAGAATCACGCGCTGGTATAGTATACTTAACTACTGTAGTTTCATACTGTGGATTGATATTTTGTTGTTCAAGCTGTTCAGAAATTTTATGTTCAAATCCGGATCTATAACCGTATTTGATTGCGTTAGCTCGTACTTTAGACTTACTATTCCATGCCATAACTCGTTCCTTTTTTATAAATATTAATAGTCCCAACGAACTATAATATTCATGTCAACATCATCACGTTTTTGAACTGGTTGGGCTAATTTACCGACAGCTAATAATTGTGCTTTATCATTATATAAACCAATAGTAGTAATATATGGCTTAGCTAAACTACCTGTAAATATTGATTTATATAATGAACCTGGTCCATTTTGTTTTTCAATTTCACTAGTCGAATCGACAGCCATAGCCGGCCGGTACGTCACTGTTGGATTAACTGAATAATTAAATTGATCAGCTGGTATACGTACCATTACTTCATTTTCATATATAGTATGTGTACCTTTCCATGAGGCCGTCCATTCATTACTAAAAAAGCTTGAACCAGAGTGATATTTTGATAAAGGTGATGATAATACTATCTGTCCATTACGATAAAATATATTACCAGCTACATTTGTTTGATATAATGAAGCAGATATATAATGTCTATTACTTAATGATTGTATTTCCGATGTTGATAATGCATAATCATACATACGTACCTCACCTAAATATGCATTATCAATTGGATTATCAAACTGTGTATTAGCGGAAAACATCATAACATCGGCGTTATTTGCAGTACTACCAGTTAAAGGTAAACTACCACTAAGCGGATGTAAATTACCGTTAATATACATACGTACAAATTCGCCATCATTTACAAAAGCAAAATGTTCCCAACTTAATGTAGTACTATAACTAATAGCGCCTGATATGAATAATTCACTACTACCGTTACTAGCTTTAAAACATATACAATCAGTAGAACCTACCGTATCAGTAAAGATATGAAACGGTGTTTGTATTTGATTGTATGAACCAACTATAGATGCATCTACGGGCGGTGTTATACTTTGAGTTACAAAGCTACGCACTCCGTTAATTATTTGAGTATTGGTACGCTGAAATGCTTTAGATATAATAGTACCGTTATTATTATATTTATTTAATGCCTGTCTGTACCAAAATGATATTGTCCAATGGTCTGTTCTATTAAACCGATTAAAAATATCATGATGTGGTATTTGTACATACCCCGCTGTACTAGTTGGTATAAATCCCAAATAACCACTTCTAGAATCTAAATCGTTTGGTGATGATGTATTAATATTAGTATGTAATTCTAATCCTTCTGTTAATCGTACATTATTGACAGTAGCATTAACATTTATATTATCTACTTTTACATTTAACAGTGATAAATTACTACCTACTTCAGTATCTCGGAACGCATTATTAAATGAAGCATATAATATCTGACTACTAGCACTTGCAAATGAAGCTGTTAATATAGCCATATCTCTTAAATTTCCATGGCCATCATCTTGTAGTAAAATGTTAATACCATTAACAATTCCATTTATATTAACACTACCCGGTTTAATTTTTTCGCCAATATCAAAATAAGGAATAGTAAGTATACTAGCTGATATGTTTAAGTATTTTTCTGTAACACGATTATTTGTTAGTTCATGACATCTGCTAATATCGTATGGATAGTGATAATATCTATGATCGATATTACTCCAAACTACATGTTGGTTAGTACCGTCACTTGCATTAATAGGATAATTATAACTATCAACTCCTACATGTATAGGAGGACGCTTATATATTGCATCATGCACACGATAACCAGAACTTGAATAGTCAGTATTACTTTGTAATGTATAACTTTTATAAGCTTTGAACGGCCTTAATTGTACATCACCAGACTTTACAGGTCTAAATACGTATGGTACTGCTGGCATATCATTTTATTTTAAAAATCTAATTTTACTTTAATCAATGCTTCACGAGTAAATGATTTAAGTAATGGACGACTTAATTTTGCAACAGCTAATAATTCTCTACGGTCATTATATAAACCTACAGTTGTAATATATGTCTGCGGATCATTAATAAATGTACTATATCTTAATTGACCTAATGAACCACTAGTAAATGTAGGATTGTTACTATAATTATATTCACCATTTTTAACACGTACAAAATAATATGTTGATTTTACTTGTTCACTTGAACGAGCTTGTAAACCAAAATCATCACCGGCTGGTGCTCTATCAGCTGATCCCGATAATGATACGACAAGTTTCATGGCATTATCACCCTGAACACCTGACCCAGTAACAGTGCCAAATCCAACATTAGTATTTAACGTATCTGCATTTAATATTACTACACCAAACTGAGGATATATCAATCCATAATATACAGGACTTGATGGATTATGTATTAGAGTGCCTTCGTCAATGGTACCTGATACTATATTATATACTTGCCCAGCTTCGCCTATAGTTGCGCTTGATAATGATGAATCATCAATTAATCGAATAACGCCATTACCAGTTTGACTAGTTGGTATAGGACGTACATTTGAACCAGTATGTACGTTATTAGCCACTTTAGAACCAGATAATACTGCTAAATTAATTTCTAAATTTCCTGGATCTAATTTTTCACGGAAACGTGCTCTATTAAAATTAAGTACGTAAATACTATTAGTATTAGTACCATTAATAGTAAATCGTGTATCCGTTGGTGGTAATAATAACTGTGCATATTGTTTGTAAATTGCACGGCTAGGAGTATCATTATGTAACCCACCAGTTAAATCTTCACTACCTGACCCTTCAAAATGACCATATGCTACGGAAAACTGTGGATATGTATTATCTGCATCACTAAATATTTCACGGAAATATGTATTTTGTATTGCTGTAGCTGTTGATGATGTTCTAAATGTTAATAAACTACCAGTACTACCAGCAGTACCTGTAAACAATCCACGAGTAACAGTTTCAATGTTATTTGCTAGTATATCATCTACACTATTAAATGTCGTATATATACGACCATTACGCTGCCGTGTCAATGCAAATTCACGTTCGCGTATCGTACGATCTGCCAATTGTCGAGCTAATGATTCAATTTGTGTAGTAACTGCATTAGTGTTTGTATTTGCAAATCTGCTAATGTTTCCTGTGTTACGACCTAATGTTGCCATATATTATTTTCCTTATTATCTTTGTTCAGTAGGAGCACCTGCCGTTACTGCAACTTCTAATCTTGCTACATTAATTGTCAACAAAGCTCTACCACCAGTTTCATTACCAATAAATAATACAGTAGTTGTCTTACTTGTTAATAATTGTTCCTTAGCAACAATTTCAAATTCCATTCCAGAGACTGTTACACTTTGCGCGGCTTCCGAATCACCAATAAATTGCGCTACTGTCGGAGCTCCAGCTTGATTTGATGCTGCTCTAGTTACTCTAATTTCGGCTATATCTGAATCAGCTAAAATTGCTGTATATCCATATTGTGCATTACCATTAGTAAAGTTTATTGTATTAGGGGCGATAAGTGCACGCTCACGTCCTTGTAAATTTAACACTGTCTGTCCAATACTTACAATTGGTATTCTAGCCGTACCTTTGGGTAATGTAACTAATTTATATTTCATCATTTGAGTTTCATCTGGAATAGCTTCAATGATTGGCATATTTTCAATAGCCGCTCCGTAATATGCAGTACCTAATGGATGTTCTGTATTATATAAATCATAATCAATTTCATCATCACTCAAAGCAAATTGAGTAATTTTAAACTCATCTCTTCCACGTGCTAAAAGTTCACGTCCTTTTTTGGTAAGGATGGCATCAACTGTTATTGTAGAATTATTCAAATATCCCATAATATTCCTATCTTTTTAATAAATATATCAATATCTTATTTTAACGAATTCTTAAGTTACCTGGTTGAGTAAATACTCCATTAGTACGTTCTTCTGGAGTCGTTGTAAATATTAACTGATTAGCATTGGTTTCATATACTTCAATTACTGGTGTATTATTAATAGCTGCAATATTCGAATTAATGTTAATATCACTTGCTGTTAACTTACAACCGTAATATTTTGCATTATTAATTTGTAGAATATCATCATCATTAAATTCAGATGGTATTAGACTAGAGCTATAATATAAACCTAATGATTGGCTAGTAGCATGATATGCATTTTTTAGTATTTTATCAGAAGTATTAATACTGCCCGAATAATGATATACAATAGTACTAAACTCTTTACTAGTACGATTCTGTAATATTTCCGGACGTATTGCTGACGTATATACTTTTTCTAATTGTACAGTTGTATTCATCCGTAAAATACATAATTTTAAAGTATCGTTGACAATATCATTGTTAAATTCTAATGCAACACCAAATCTCGTAGTATATGCTGGTATACGAATATTATTAAATGTAAATGTAATTGTATTGACGTCAGATTGTAGATTAATATTTAACGAATCAGTAGTTATATAAGTTATAACATTATTTGTATCAATTAAACATAATGAACATACGGATAATAAATACGGAGCAACCCCATCATCTACATCACGTATATCTATTGTAACAGTTACGTTGTTATAAAGTATATCTGATTGGCTAAATATATTAAATTCCGTTATTAGTTGTGATGAAATATCACCGCTAGCTAATGATGCTGATGTAGTATTATTAAAATTAGTATTATACGGTAATTTTAATCTCCATACGTTACCTGTAACATTATTTTCTAATGCTATTCCAGAATTTAATTTATAAAAATTATTTACTATACTACATGTAACTATATTACCAATTTGATCTAATGGCACTTCTTCTACTAAATATTCAGTAGGTACTACGTGATCGCGTAATACTATATTAGCTAAAGTGTTACCTGCATCTGTATAACTATTACTACCAGAATTATAAACGCTATCAGCCGATACAATATAACTAGTATTAATAGAAGCTGAGTATTCAGTTGCTAGATCTGAACTAGCAGTAGGTTGTAATCCTGGTAAAGTAAATTCATATTGCGGATTCTCTACAATTACACGTTTTGTTAATGCAATTTTATTACGTTCTAATGCATGCGGTTCAACTAAAAGTCCCATTGCTTCATCAACACGGGCTGGTAGTAATTGTTTTATTTGATTGAATAATGTAAAATCAAATTGACTAAATACTCGTATATATGCATTTATATCATTTCGGTTAGTATATTTTTTCCAATATTCCGTACTAAAACTGTTTAACTGCGGATATCGGTAATCAAATTCATCTTCTGGATTACCAATATAATCATCTAATGCAATATCACCAATTTGATCAAATATATCTTTGTTAACCTGGTCTGCTTGGCTATAAAATAAACCTAAACGATTACTGTCAATAGGAGCATAATCAAAAGTACTACGCTCGGCGGTATTTCTAGGCGATAAACGACGTATTAAATAGTTATCCTCTAATCGTATTTTTTCAGATCTTGGAAGTTGACCTCCTAATGAAACACCGTCAATGTAATATGTTTCTTCGATCGGTACATATTGGCCACGTTCTGAATCTGTTACTGGTGCAAATGTCGATACCAATGAACCGCTATAAGCAGCAAATGCATATGAACTACCACCAGTACCTAATCCAAAGTTTGTAGTTGTATCAATGGAAAAATTAGTTATGATATTACTAGCTGGGTGGCTAGATGTAATTATTAAATTAGTACTATGATCTACAGCATTTAAATCACTACCAAATGGATAATGACGTACTAATGTATTATAACTAGCTGTCGCATTAAGTGATGAAACATAACTAGTCGGATTAAGTGTATGTATATCAAAGGTATTTTGATCTAATTCTTCTAACCATTCACGATATTCTTGTACATACATGTTAGAACTAGATACCTTAAACGGAAATTTAGTATAACCGGTCATATTAGCATTTCCGCCTATATAAAACGCCCTAGGGCCGGTAGTGGCATTGATAGTGCTCCACCATGACCAATGGTCAGCTTGAGCAGAGCTAGGAGTTACTGATGCACTAGCTTGATGAATTATTTTACCTGATATATAATCACTAGCTTTTTGTACTTGTACATAATAAGTTGTATTTGTATTATTACTAGTATTATAAGATGATCCACCACCAGTCCACCACCATCTTAAGTTCCACATATCGCCGTCATATAGTGGTAACCAATCAGTACTTGCAGATACTGCATATGGTGCAGTTCCGGCAGATGAACTAAAATGAGATATCCATACTCTACCATAATCAGTACTACCCGAATATGAGCCAGTATATTCTACAGTAATACCACTAAAAGCTGTTGTAGTAAGTGCCGTTCCACGTACGCTTAAGATTGGCATAGAATTTTTAACAGCTGGTTGAAACCTAATTTCACGCGTTATTGGAGCAACTCTATCATTTGACGAATCTGTAATACCTGAATTCCAATTACCAGAAGATGTAGCATATATAATTGGATAATAAACTATTGATCCAGAAACTGTGTTACTAGTATATGAACTAGATATATAAAGGTTATATGCAAATCGATCTTCAATTAAAGCCGGTGTTTCGGCGTCCGGATGTGGGCCGCCATATTCACGTATACTTAATAATGTTTGTGGAATACCGTATGCATTCATTAACGCTTTAATACTACGGGCAGTACCTTTCGTTTTAAGTAGATATGGTAAATTATTAACAATACGACGCCATACTTCGGTAGTAATCTGTTCATCTGTTTTACTAAATAAACTGCCAGTACTAGTATAACTGCCAGAATCATTATAACCTAACTTGTATTGCCATAATGATGACGCTTGCTTTCCGTTAGCTAGTTCCCAGCCCATTGATTGTGCTACTTCATATAAAGCTTCTTTACCCATACCTAATTTAGGCTGTTCTTCTGGCTTATATGTTTTAGTTAATGCATTTACATATGTATATAGTATATCAAAATGCTGGCCGATCATATTAACAAACAGTTCATATTCGCTATTGTTTTGATCATTACGAATATGTTCTGGTACGGTTTTAACTAAAGATGTAGCATTTTCTTGGTCATATAACGAGGCTGTTGCTAAAAATCCATTATACCATGATTCAGCGATACTACTAGTAGTGTGATGTACATAGTATACACTACCTGATAAATATTTTGGCCATGGTGTTAGCGAATAACCTTCAGCTCCGATATAACTACCAGATGTACCATGTGTAGTTAAACTGCTAGTTGGTTCATAGTATAACCAACGTTCAAAATTATCAAATGTACCTAATGTATTTTCTATACGTGTATTAAACAGTGATATATTATTTGCAAATGCAGTATCGTTTCCGTTAGCATTATTTAATGTATGTAACTGTGTATTGTAATATTCTAATAATTCTAATTTATATTTAAAGTTTTCTAATCTATCTGTAGACGAACCATAAAATACAAAATTATCAAATGCAGTATAATCTATACCTATATCAATACCAGTTAACGAGCCAGAAAAATAACTATTAATAATTTGTTGCGATGTCGATAGATTTGCATCTAATAACGTATTCCAGTTTTTAAATTCTGTTTCAGTTATTGTACTATAATTAGCATCAAGATCAAAATTAGGACGACGTAATACGTTAACGGATGATAATGGTATATACTGTAATTTTTTACGTAACTCTGGATTGTTTAATAATGCTTCAAGTAATCTTGGGTTATCTTTTACTAAATCTGTCAATATCGCTTGTAATTCAGTTTCAGATAATGACTCATTCAATAATAATTCTGCTAGTACATTAGCTGGTTTAGTATGTAATAATACATTATCAATATATGTATCGGCTAATTCTTCAATTAAACATAATCTATCATTAACTGTTAACCCAGCTTCTAATGGCCGATATAAACGAACTACAAATGTATTTGTCCCGGTCCATAGTTTTTGATTAATAATGCGATATATTCGGTTACGTCCAAAATTTAATGCTAAATCTGAAGTAAATGCACTAGTATAATTGTTAAAATATTGTGGTAATGTTAATGCATATTTATCACCATATTTCTCCGTATCAGTAACTAATTCTAGTAATAATTCTCTACGGTTAGGTGATATTTCTTTAATTAGTATAACAGGTTCGTCTGTTGTCCCAATTAAATTACTGTATATATTTGTGACAACTTCAAAACTACCACGTGATATATTAAATTTGTTTAGTACTGATGCATAGTCAATTGCAATTTTACTATTCTCAATAATATAATCATTTACAATATCGCCAGTTAAATATGTACCATCTGTAGAGTATACAAATACTTCCACTGATGTATTTTCTTTTGGCGTAATTATACGCTGGTCCAACATTAATGATGGTAATATGTTATTTGACCAAATTATACCACGTTGTAACCCATTTGATTCAAGTACTGACTGTTTATTTGAAAATCGATCTAATGACATATGTTAATTAACCTTCCCATTTTTCTGGTATATAATAATCAAAATTAGCTGATGGTATCCATTTAGATATAATATTCTTAACTGAGTCGGGATATATTATACCAAAATTATTATCATTTAATCCTACTTTATTATATACAACACTACGTAAATATTCAATTCCTTGATATATGTTATACACATGAGATTGAATATACGAGTCTAAAATTTCTTTAGTATCTACACAATACTGAAATGTACCTTTTTCTGCATCTCTAAACAAATCATGTATTGCCTTTATACTAGTATAAATATCTTGTACTTCATTTAGGTCGTTTGAATTTGCTATAATATCATCTATATTTACTAACAAATCTTTCGCTTCTGTAATTGCATCACGTAATTCAGGCATATATTTATCAGCAAAATCAATACGCTCATACATATTCAATCCAAGTAACGGCTCACGCAGTTCTGTAGGCATTGACGCTACAGGATCACGAGTAGGCTGTAATAATCGTCTATCCGCCTCAAGTGATATCATTAAGTTTATATACCAATTCTGTTTGATAAATTTCTTATCACGTGTATTATCATTATTACGCGGTAATTCATATAATCCAGTATTTTGTATACCACTAAAATATTCTTCAATCTTTAAGCCAGCACTATCAACAGCAAATGCTAAAAAGTCAGCATTACTTGCTATTAAGTGGCTTGTAACTATGTAAATAGATGGCTGTGCTGTAGCAGTTGATAATGTAGCCGCTCCAATTAATGCAGAAGCTGCAGCCGCGGCTGTAATTGTACCTAAAATAACATTACTAATATTATTTATACGTGTATCACGTACTAAATCTGGCACCAAACCCCATTTACCGACATTTACAATCCGATCTTCTTCACTACGGTCCATTACTCTTGTTATGTTCCAGTTTTTTTCAACTATACGTAATAAACTAAGATCATCATCTTTAACGTTATCTTTTTTAACGAATCTCCATTTATCCCTAGACACTAACATGTTATACAGATCACCATTATCCGCATCATAAACTGCTCTAAAATAGTCACTAAACGATTGCTGTAATACACCCTTTAAACGCATTTCTAAATTTTCAACCATACTAACAGTTGTCGGCCATAATTCTAAAATTTGTTCTTTAACGTTAGTTAATGCATTTTGTAAAATAGCCTGCTCATTAAGTTCATCTACTCGGTCAGTTGGATAATATTTAATACTACCAGCCGGTTCATACGGTTTTAAATGTTCAATATCAAACGGCGCGCCATTATTACTGTAATAATCAATATAATTTAAAAATTCTTGATAATCTAATCGATCAGCTTCAATTATATGAGGAAAATCATTCCATACAGGTTTAATAAGATTTTCTGTATCAGTTGAAGCTTCTGCTATAGTATCTTGAGTAATTTGTAATGGCTCAATCTCATTTAATTCAACTAGTAAATTAATATAGCCATTCTCACCATATAGCGGACCTAATGCATCAGATTCATCTAATCGATTTAATGTAATATTTGCACGTGATGCATATAAACGTAATACATCTGGATCCAGTACTTGTTTCCAGAATCCATTAGTCATCATACGTAATGTATTGACAAGATCGTCAAACTCGACATCAGCTGCATTTATTACGACAGTTTCGTCATATCCAAAAGGCCAATTTTTTATAACTAGTTTACCTTCATAACGTTCACGTAACATTTCGCGATTCGTCTGCCATTGAAATGCCGTATCAAAATATAAATCACTAGGATCTTCTTTCCTAAAAATATCTGTAGATTTTGATGAACGAAGGCCTTGCGGCTTTAAATAATCACCAGGATCACGCTTAAATGGTGCTAATGGACGATATCCGCTCTGGAATCTAACACGTTCATTCCATTCATTTGTACGATCCGGCATTTTACGTACCTTAAATTCTTCGACAGGATTTGGTATGCCAGGTGTTGTATCACCAGTAAACACGCCGTCAAATACCATATCAAATTGACGCTGTTGGTCGTTAGTCGCTTCTGCTATATCTTTATATGTTAACCCACGTTCTACTAGCATTACCTCTAATGTTTTATAGTTAGGTATTGGACGTGACGTATCGTTATCAATATAGTACACGCAAAATACTTGACTAGTAACGTTATTAGTATCAGAATTTGTCGATGCTAAAATATCATCTAAATTTTCTGGACCGGAGCTTATGTATGCATGATGAAAATCAACAGGGTTGAGTTGTACTTCAGTTGGTATTAAAAACTTCCCACGTGTAACAGCTGGCCTATATACACCTGATTGTGGTTCAATAAAAAACTGCCATTCCTCGTCTATTAAATTGTCTATAATAGTTTCATCAGCAGTCGGTACATTTTTATCAATCGTATATTCAGTATAAGTCTTTATAGGACTGTCAGTATATACATCTATAAAATTTGCATCATTACGAGTCGACGTAATACGAGTATTTGGTGTACGTAATGGTTTAGCTGTAATTTGTGTAGATGATTGTGATAATGTACCTTGTTGGTAAACTGGGTCATCAGGAAATTCTGACCTTAATATGTTTAACAAAATCTCATCAGGACTAGGTAAACTTGTATTTTCATTATTATTTACTGTAAATCTATTTGTAGCCATTATCTAACAACCTTAAAATAAAAACCATTATCATGAATTTGAATATCATTATTACTGCGTTGAATTTTTAGTTCTATTTTATAATAACGTTCTGGCATAAATGTATTTAAACGTAAATTAAAGAAACTTCCATTACCGTCACATGATATCTTTGTAGCATTATCATCGTATGGAATTATAGTTTCATTAGTTACGGCATCTTTTATACTGTAATAACTAGAAGATGGTAGTACATTACTAGTAAAATAATGTGAACTAGTTGCGTATGCACGAGTTGGGTACATTGGACGAATACCAACATCAAATCTAACACGTTCAGATTCGTGATAACTGTCATGTATGTTAGTTATATAAACAGTATAATTACTAGTATCAATTACACTATTATTTCCAGTATTAAATACCGTATCATTCCACGCTACTTCTAAACGCGGTACATAAATTGTATTAGTATCTACGCCATAGAATTTAATACTACCTAATATTTCGCCAGAACGTTCATCAGTCTTACTACGTTTAATTATAAAACCATAATTAGGAATATCTTGTGCAATCCAACGTTTAACAATATCTGTAACATCCATGCGTATATCAGGTTGTTCATATGAAAATGATTGACTAGCTTCATATGTCGACCCGGTTATCCATGTACCGCCACCGCGTAATTCAGTAACACTACTATCACCGCTACTATGAGCCGATCCGGTACGCCAACTAGTTGCAAGGTCCTCATTATCACGATAATACCAAGAAGCTCCATTACGTACCTCAGGTACATCAGAATAGTTACCATTTCCATTAGTCCATGATTCAGAAACTGGATATGCATATAATGTATAATCAGTTGGTAAATCTGTTGCGTTAGCTGCTCTTAAATTAAGATATACAGATGCTGAATTATTAGATAGTGGCCCTATCGGAGGCATTAATCCAGATGCTATAGCAGTACGTATTGCAGTAACCTGTGCTCCAAAGTCTATTAATATACGACTGTTATATGTATTAGATTGTACTACTTTTTCTAACTTACTACCTGATGTTATTTTTGTTAGTTCTATAATACTATCTATACCCGTGTTACGGTTAGGATAACGTTCATATAATGTAGTATCTCTTTCGGCAAAATATAAATGATACATGTCTACACTTTAATTTTATGGTTTAACTACACGGCCTTTAATATCTATGTTTGGATATTTTATTTCAAAAATACTAGGATCTAAACTTGGATATATAATATTATTTTTTGTGGCAGCCGTAATGTCATATATATTACCAGCATATCCATTATTCGTATCAAATAAATTTACAATTTCTAGACTAGCTATACTTTGTACGCCTTGTAATTTATCTAACTCTGTTACAACATTAGATATATTAATAGTGCCATTTATTTGCATGCGATCGTTATTAAATATTTGTTTTAAGCGATCTACACATCGTAATACTACCTCATTACTATTTTCACTAGGCCTTGGCACAACTTCAAAATTAATACCAATGTTAATAATGTACGCTGTTTTAATATTTAACGCATCAGTTAACATACGATAATTTGAAAGATATGTACGTAAATTTTCGCGTATTGCTTTATTAGGTGTTATGAAATTTTTATTACTATCATATGATAATACATATAAATTTAAAGCTAATGGATTTGTTATAGTTTCTCTAGGATAATCAATATCAGCTGTATCTAATTGTGTATCACCAATGACATATGCCTTTTCAATAGATCCATACTTTGCTGGCATAGAATAACATCTAGAAATATAATCTTCACGTGTAATAGCACGATTCTGTGCTGCAAAATTTGCGATTGCATTTTGACGAATACTTTCAATGTCATCACGTGTTTTACCGCCAGTCGCTGGATCGGCATTTATTACAGCAAGTGTAGTCTTTGTATCAGTTAAATCTACGCTGTAAATTTCATTATCATATACTACCGTATTAAACTCAATAGTATTAATAGTATTAGATCCTACATTATCAGCAACTCCCCCACCTACTGTATAGTTTACAGTTAATGTTACATTATTAGGAGCTAGCCCATATGTACTAGTATACAAAAAATTAGTTGGGTCAATATTTGATGTTGTAATACGATCTAAATATTCTAATCCTGATCCAATATTTCTTGGGTTTGGAATAATTTCTTCATCTGAATCTGAACTAATACCAGATCCGAACTGTAACTCAGTTTTATAATCACCACGTACTCGTGTCACAAATCTACGTGCCGTACGACGTAACTTTAATATATAAGGGACAGTACTACGATAGATTGATAATTCTGGATCATTGAATGGTATATTAGCAATATCTTCAAATATAGTATCTTGTGCTAAATAGTCAGTTTGATACCATATATTACCATCGCTATCAGTAACATTAATTATATCTAATACATTAGTATCAGGTAAAGTAATTTTATCATAAGGTTTAGGATCTGTAAATGTAAATGTTAATGTCTTAGGAGTTCCAGATACGGCACGAACAGTCTTTTTAAATAAATAAACCGTAACATCACCACTACCATTAACAGAATATACTGATATATCAGTTGGACTAGTTGTTGTTGATTGCGAAAAATCTACAGGTTCTATAGTTCTAAATTTAATATTTTGTTCGGTACGTACTACCATACCAGCTTTAATAGTTAATGCATATCTATAATCAGGTCGAGTGTTTACACCAGTACCAATTGATGGAACTAATTGAAATATATCAACATCTACCGTAGCAGGCGTATTTAATTTTGGTTTATATCCAAATAACTGTGATAGCATTAGAACATTAGGTTCTTCTTTCGCTGAACTTAAAACAGATTCACGGAATTGTTGATCTGCATAATACGATAATACATCTCCAACATATGATGCCATTTCAATAAACATCATACCAGGTGATGATTCATTAAAATCGGAGTATGTATTCGGAAAATACTGTTTAGCAAAATTAATAAGATTCTGTCTAAATTGAGCAAAATCCTTATTCAAATATTTTACATCTTTTTTAACTAATTCCATTATATTGTACCTATAGGTGTTAACTGTTGAGCATTAAATGTTTCTGGGATCTGTAAACTATTTTCTGATGCTAATATGTTAATAACACGATTAGCGCCTGACGTAGTTACCTGAAAATGTAATCGTATTAAAATACTATACTCGTCTCGTACTTGTAGTATTTCTATATCATTAATTACAATATATGGTAACCAGTAAGCAATATCTTCACGTAACGTTGTATCAAGTTCTGCAGCTAAATCATCTGTATTTTGCTCAAAAATAAGTGAATATATCATGGTACCAAATCTAGGTTGCATGACGCGTTCGCCTTTTATAGTCAATAATAAATTTTTAAGATTGCTAATTGATTGTGCTTCTGTTGAATACGAACTATTAAAAACTCCAACGCCATTGCTTTGCTCAGCATAATTTGCTGTTTCATCTTTACGTGATACGCTACTTTTATTAAAAGGTAACGTAACGCCTATGGCCTTATCAGGTAAAGTATTTATTGGTCGATATTGGTAAATAGTACGTGCCATTTATTATTTTACACCTTTCTTTTTATCAATAGCTTTCATTAATGCCGAGTAATCTTTTGTCATAGCTGTTACAGCCGCAGCAACGTTTTCATTACCTAAATTAACAGGTGCGCCATTTAGGTCAGTTGATGGAACTACATACGGAATATTATCATCCATGGAATGTCGCATACCACCAAAGGCCTGGGCCATTTCTGATCTAAAATTCATAGTCGACCATTCATCAACTGGAGCTGGTATTGTAGCTGTCTCGTTAAGTAAATCATTTAACATTGGATCTTTTGCAAATGTTTTTTTAGGCTGTTTATTAGTCATACGATTTAATTCTAATCCATGTTGTATAACCTTAGTATGATCTGATTTATTTTCGTTAAGCATTCTTTTCATTTCTGTACGAACAGCTTGTTGCACTTCTTCGCGTATAATTTTACGTAGTGCATTGAAAAATGATTTTGATTCCATATATTTATCTCACTTTTTAATAAATATGTAGATATTATAATGTTACAAGTTTTTACTTGCTTGCAGGATTAAAATATCCTACTATAGTTTTACTAGTAGCACTGACACTTTTATACGCTACAGTATTACCGTTACGTTCGCCTTTACCGCCCTTAGTATTACCTTCAATTGTTAATATACGAGTTGGTATACCGTTTTTATCAGCTATTACGCCTGCTACAATACCAATATGACTAAAATTGTATATGATAGCAGAGCCTAATATAGGGTTACTAGTAAATCTTTTCTCTTTTTGTGCATACTCTTTCCATCGAGATACTCCTGCTGATCTCGGACCGTCTGCATTAGCCTCTAAGTACCATGAAGTCACTGCAGCCGCACACCAAAAATAGCCTTCACCCACGGATTTTGGATTTGCTGTGCCAGTTTGTTTTAACATTTCATCAATACGTCCTTCCTTTATCATAGTTTTGTACGATGTTTTATCCGTAAATCCAAATCGCTGGCCTATAGATGTTTTACGTTTACTAGGAATTCCTCCATAGTTTTTATCTAGAGTTTCTTTCATTCCTATATCTTTTATTGCAACAGCAATAATACGTTCGCCAATTGTAGATCTGAATTTAGTCGGAGTATTTTTTATACCAGCCAATACTTCTGTATTATCAACGTTAATAGGTGCCGACACTAATTCATTTTGATTTAATTCGCCACGTATTAACTCGGCATATTCTTTTGTTGTCACTTCCGAAGAATTTTTTATGGTATTATATTCTGACTGCATAATTTTTCTATAATCAGCCGATAATACCGTAACAGCTTTATCAATTTTATTTTTTAATTTTTGTATTATCGATACTTTGACAGGTGTACCCCAATTAACAGTTGTCTGTTCAATATTATGTGTTGCGGTGCCACTACTAAACCATGTATGGATAGCAGCTGATATAATAGTAGCGCAATCAGCATGTGAAGCTTCCACATCTGTTAATGCTTTATATAAACTAGTAAAATTTGGTAATGTAACTGATGTCGGTGCAGTGCCGGTATATTCCGGCGACATCCCAGATGCGACAACAGCTGCATATACCGGCAATGCCGTTGTCAATGCATTAATATGTCCATTAGGCTGACCTGCAAATGAATTAAACGTAGCTATCATCTGCGCTCTACCGGATTCTACGCCAGTACTAGCAGGAGTGATTGGAATTAAATAATTACATATAGCATTAGATAATGCTGTGGCATTATTAGTATTAGTAGTTGCTGTATAAATAGCAGTTAAAGAGGCTTTAAGTATATTAACATCTAATGCCATAATTATTACTCAAGTGTATCAAAAGAGTCATTTGATGCAGTATCGACGGAATTACCAATTCCTTGATATGATGATTCGGCTGCCGTACTAACCGGTGTAGTTTGGGTGATTGGTGTTTGTGATGTAGTAACTGTACTAGCACCAGTAGGATCTAAAGTAGCGGTATCAGTTATTGCCAATGTAGTCTGTGTATCTAAATTAGCTGCAGGCGTAACAATTTCTGGTGTACTAATAGATGCTATTGGAGTACCACCAGATGATTTCATTGCAGTCAAGTCATTGAATATCTGTATAAATTTAGCTACATTTGTAGATAATCCAGTAGGCCCAACACCAGTTGCAATTGTCTCTTGCTGATTTGCAATTTTAGTTACTTCATCAACAAACTGATACATTAAGTTAAAAAACTTATTCATATCCAGTTTCCAGTCTGGTGTAGACATGGCAATTGTTTCTGATGCAGATAATACGATACTATTAGATTTGGAATTAAAAACTAAACGATCGGCATTAATAATAACCTGTGAATTTGAATAACTACCAATAGTAGATATTGTTTCATTAATTACCTGTGATGGTTTTAAGTCTACCTGTTGTTCTGATGTTATGTAAATAGAACTATTATCATCATTAATATTTTCAATAGCATACTGCGAGCTATTTTTTGTAAGAGATGATATACCATTTGCTATAACAATTAAAGGAGAGTTAGCGGCGCTGCCGTCCCATGGTGGTCGGTTGTTATAAATACTAGTATCACCTTTAACAGTTGAACTAAATCTAATAGCTGAACCAAATCTAGATTGTATTATTCTATCGCCTTCAAATGGCTGAAGAAAAGATAAATTAGACGTACCAAATGTATATAGTTTTGGTGATTGGAATATACTAGTAGATTGGTCAGTATTACGTATACCATTTTGTAATGTCTGATCACCAGATTTTACTGCCTTGGTATTATAAAACCCTGTCAATACATTAACGTTTAAGTTATTAACAGCGTTAATTGGCTTGGAATAAAAATAACCTGTGCGTATACGATCTATATTTGTATCACTGGTATTGGCCGTTGTTAATAATACATGTTCACCGGTTATTGGTATTTCAAAATCATTAGCATTTAATGGTGTAGCATATGCTTCTGTCGGTTGGCCACTATTATTACCACCATTATCTAGACGTACTTTAATAGTACCTTTCGGATACACAATACCAGTAGAATCAACAGTTTCTTTGTATGCCATTGAAGTATCTACTACTTCTGCATGTACATTCATTTATTACTCCTGTTTTCTTTGCAGTGTTTCAATTTCTTTTTCAGCTTCACGCAATAGACGTTCGCGTTCATCATCAGATAAACCAAACTCACCGCCATCTTCAGACTTATTACTTGCAGAAACTAGACGCTGTACTACAGCTGCTAATTTAACTAATGCATCATCATTTTTAACAGATACTTCTAGATATTCTTTGATCATAGGTACAATGACAGTTGCATCTCCTACATTTTTAATTAACGGCTGTAACTCTTGTATTAGACCGTCAATTTGCCTAGATTTCTTTTTTGAATTGTGGTATATATCTTTCATCAAGTCTGAAAAAGATGTACCTTTAAATAATTCGAATTCCGTAGACATACTGATTACCTTTTTTATAAATATAAAAACTAGGCAAATTCAGCTACATATGGTAATAGACGTCCGTGGTGTTGATAATAAGTAAACATACGAGTAAAATCAGCTTTCATGACATTAAGTACTCGAGTAATATTTTGTGTTTTAAGACCTGTACGTTCCCTAATTAAAATGTAGATAGATTTTTTATTAAAGTCTTCAATTGATTCACGTATACGAAATAGTTCTAAAATAGTATCGGCAATTATAATATCACGCTTGTTTGTGAATATCATACTCATGTTAGCATCATACCACTCTGTCCATAAATTAGTAAAGTCACGTAACGATTCTTGATAAGATGATATAGACATTTCAGTACCTAAGTTACGAGTCTCATCAATTAATATAGGTTCGACTTTGCGTTTTAATTTAGCATAGTTAGCATTGTTTTGAATAATAAGATAGTTCTTAGCTATAATACTAAAGTAACTAAATGCTTTACCTTTACCTTCCGTAAACTTATCAATTTTTTCATTTAAGAAAGCAACTACTTCGCATTTAATATCTTCGTATGGTACATCAAAATAACTAAACTTAAATGTATGATAAATGTTTTCAACTAATTTATTAAACGGATAATCGATAAATTCTCTGTAGATCTTATTACGTAAATTGGGACTAGTTTCCTTGTTATATGCAATAATTGCTTTCTCTGTAGTGATAGTAAAGTACTGTGTTTTACTTGGCTTTCTACCTCTCTTACCTTTAGGATCTATAGCTATATCAGCTTCTAGTTCGCTATAAAATGCTTCAACTGGTGACATTAGTACCTCTCATTCAATTGTTCAACTATATCTTTTAGTTCTTTAAATACATATCCAGTTTCATCATCTGATTCAAATGAACCTAATCTATCAATCTGACGCATACGAGATGCTGAATTATTCAATGTCTGTTTTATATCAGTAAATAATAATTCATATTCTTCGTTACTCTTTTCTAACTCAGAAATAACATCTTCAAATGTTTCAATTTTACGTAATAGATTATAACATATGAAACCTAATACAATTGTTACACTAACAAATATTGCAAGTAATATATAATAAATCATTAGTTGTCTCCAAATAAATCAGTAAATAGTTTAGCCGTATTCAGTCCATCCGTACTAGAAAGTTTATTATTTTTCTTAGCCGTAATAGTCGGTTGAGCTGATGGCTTGTTATCTCTCCACATTTCATACTCAATTCGAGCTGCCATATGGTCTGCATGATGTAGTATCAATGCCATATTATTTCTTAGTTTAGATTCTGGACTACGAGAAATATAATAAGGACGATTTGCTTCATCGTATAATCCGTCATGAATTCGAATGGCCTGATATTCATTCCAAGATACTTGTACTGTAAAATGTTGTAATGTCCATAAACTTAAATCTGGTACCATAGTAAATGGAATATTAGGATTATGTTTATACATTTTACCTTGATTCTTACGATGCCATTCAGAATCATTAGGAATATAAACTTCGCCGTTCTCTTGCGGAAATCCTGCCTTACCTAAGTCGTGATGCATTGCTGCAAATAAAAGTTCTTCTTTAGAAAAACCATCTACACTAGCACCAGATGCTTCCCAGGTATTATACAATGATTCTGCACAATCCATAACACGGAGTACATGATCTACATAACCACCTTCAAAGGCATTATGAAAATGATCCGTACTAGATGCTGGCATCATAACCATACGTTCTTCAAAATAGTCATACATTTTGTTCAATGATTCTGACCTGTTAGGAAATAGTTCGTTAACTCTTTTACGATACTCTTTCCAATTCTTTTCAATTTGTTCTGCTGATAAACTCATAATTTTAAATAATTTCGTCAATAATTCCGTACTCTAATAATTGTTCTGGCGTTAAATACATATCTGATATTTGATTGTCTTTCCACCATTTAACATCCTTTTTAGTTTTAGATGCTAATAACTCAGAGATACTATCCTCAATAAAGTTTAAGTTTTTAATATAAGAATTCATATCCGTTGTTTTACCATATAAATCCGTCGATGCCTGATGAAACATTACAGCTGATCTACGACTACACAAACGCGTACCAGTACCACATGCCAATATAACTGCGGCTGAACTCATTGCTCTGCCGCGGCATATTGTATTTACTTTAACATCTAATGTTTCAATATAATCAATAATACCTAACATTTCATATACATCACCGCCAGATGAATTAATTACTAAGTTAATAGGACTATTATCGCCTTCCGTTCTATTAGCAAGTATAGCACGTATCTTAATCATAAGTTTGATTAAAGTAGTGTTATTAATATCTTCATTCAGAAAAACAACCGAATCATTGATATCTACTAGGTTAGTAATTTGTTCATTAATAACAGTATAAGGATTATCTGTTTCAGTTGGCACTATAATAGTGTCATTGTTTGGCGTATTGGGCCTATCGTTATATATACTCATAACTAAATATAATTAATAAATAATTAGAAACAAAATTTTAATTAAGCTTTTTTAACTGACGTTCAACTTTTTTAAGTTGTGTTTGATTAGTACGAATATCTTTTTTAGTAACTGACTTACTTACTTCACCGCGCAGGAATACCATTTGTTCAAGTAACTGATCACGTAAATCCTCTTTTTCTTGTTTAGATAATCGACTCTTAACTACCGTATTATCAAATTGTGTAGCTGGTAATGTTCCTTTAAGAGTTGGTTGTTCAATACCTTTATGAAATACATTGCCTTGCGGGTCTACATATTCTTTCATAAATTGCCATCCACGAGGTCTACCAGATGGTACATATCCTTGACGCGTTTCGGCAGGCCCTAATAACTCCATTGTACATGCACTGCATAGTACAGCTGTTGTTCTGGCACTTACCTCTGACCAATTTTTACATTCTTTATTCTGCCAATATTTGCCATCAGGTATGCTGTTCTGACAAATCATATAAAGTTTACCTTTATAAGTACGTGTATTGTATTGCATAATTAATTAATAATATCGACCGCCTGTTTTAGTTTTAGGTGGTTCTTCGTTTATAACTTTTTCTTGATAAATATCTTTTGTGTCATCTTTAATTTCTACATGCATAGGTGTATTGCCTATAATTTCATGTACTGGTTCTTCTATACTAGTGGATTCTTCTATAATAGACTCTATATCCGAACTAATAACTGGTTCTTGTATTGGTTCTGGTTCTTGTATATTAGATACTGACTCTTTAGGTTTATTATAACTAAAAGCTTGGTTAGCAACTACTACTAATGTGATAGCTAATGGATCGAATACAAATATAATTAATAACAAATACCAGTTAATAACCTTATCCATACTTTGGCCGGTTAAGGTAGCTAAGTACATTAATGGACCTAATTCTCTAGTACCGGTATCATTATTTTTAAGTTCAATTATTTTAAGATCATACTTAGCAATAGAATCATTTATACCTGATAGTTTTACGTCAATTTTATCACGATCACCTAACGCTTGCTGTAGTTGTTTTTCTAGAATACCACGACTTGATGTATTTGTATTAGTAATAACTTGACCGGTTCTATTATCCACATATTGAGTTTGTCCTGGATTAGATATGGCTAATCTAATATCTGTTATAGATTTAGTTAATTGATTTTTTTCGTCTACAACTAATTTTTGTTGAGATTCAAATGCAGACTTTTTAGATTCTAACAGAGATAATGAACGACCCGTAACTTCAGTACGGCTATATGTTTCTTGATACGCACCAGATAAATATCCATATATACCAGCACTAGTAATTAACATTAATATAATAACAGCAGTTACTAAATAACCACGTAATATTTTATTAACATCATCCCAGTACTGATATAAAGCAGATGCGATAACAAGCTTTGCAAATTCTAAACTACCAGCCATTATCATCACTTGTATACTAGCACCGGCAAATAGTTTACCGAGGCCGTATACAGAATAAAACGCTGCTGACCCGGATACGGCTAATGCTGCCAATGCAATTATATATGGAAGTAGTTTATTCTTCATTATGATATAGTTACGCGTTCCGTAACAAAGCGTATTCTATGGCGAATTTCATGTAAACGTCGTACTGCCTCTGCAGTATCAATAGCACGTTTTTCTGCTAGTTCAATTAAGATACGAGCCATGTCATCGGCTTCATCTAAACGGCGTAACACATTGTCTTTGTCTTTCATATTAACTCCTTTTCTTTTGTATATATATTTAGTTCAGGTAGATACTGATAATTAAGTAAAGCTAACTCCTTAGCCTTAGCCTCAAGCATGATATCTAAATTATGCCCATAAGTCTGAATTGGCTGTATAATATAATCAGAATGTGCCTGCTCTTTGATCTTATCAAAATCTTTTTTCATCTTAGCAAAAGTAGGAAACGTAACTAATTCTTCTATTGTCTTGTTATTGTTACGGCACATCGTATCAAACATAAGTTGATATTCTTGTCGACGAGATTCGCTATAATGACAACATTGGCGTACATTGGAAGGCCAGGTAGTACCTGCTAACTCCAGCGCTTCTTGCTCGGATAAACCACTAGTATGAAACTTATGATGATAATAATCAAAGGTAATAGGTACTTGGACGTTACGATAGATAAGATCATGTAACATCTGAACGCTATATAAAGAGTCCTTATCGTCATTCTCTACTACTAATCGAGCTTTACAGTTATCAGATAACCGGTCATAATTCTTAAGCCAACGATATGCAGTAGTCTCAGGATCTTTGTAAGCAGCACCGATATGAATATTGATCTTGTTCTCATATGAAGGCTCAAAGCCCATAAGGTCAAATAATTCAGAATGACGCTCAAGACCAATAATACTTCTACGTACAATCTCATCATCATGCGCACCTAAGATATGAAATGGACCAGGATGAGTAGTCAATCGATGCCCATGGGCCTTAGCATAATCACCAGCTAACTTAAGATGCATAGACAATAAGTCATACTGAGGCAAGTCGTGTAGCTCAAAATGATCATGCCATGGAACAAGCTCAGAACCTACACGAAACAAACGAATACCATGCTCTTCGTTCCACTTAAGATAAGTAAGTAAATCCTTAGCATTCTGTACAGCTAGCTCACCAATCTTATGCAGATCAAAATTACTATGCCAAGAAGCTTTGCGTAAGGTACGACTCGTAGTAACACGGCCACCTAATTTTTTTGGTCGATTAGTCAAGGTCTGATTGACACATGCATAACCTAACCTAACATTATTATTCATATATTTTAATTTAGATCTTAAAGATAAGTACATTGATGTACGAATCCAAATTATTCACCAAAAAAGTTTTCGGAAGTTTCTGATTCAATAACAGCATCTGCAATTAATTCACATGCATATATAATACCATCTTTACGTAATATTATATCTGTTCTAGTCCATTGACGGAACGTATCATTATTAAAATCGGGTCTTAATTTTGACTCTAATACCGTTCGTTTAACGTAGTATAATTTATCCTGGAATACTATTAAATTCATACTGTAAAATGGGGGTTATTTGTTCGGATATCAAGTAAAAGTTAATGATCTACGGGTCAGTTACTATAACTTATTACTTAATTTCAATTGTTTTAGGTGTTGCTTTAGATATATAAGGAATTTCTAAATGCAGTAATCCTTTCTCTAATTTAGCCTCAATTTTACCTAAGTCAAATTTAGATGATAATCTCCACCCTAAATCGAAGTTACGTTTGGCAATAGATTGCTTAATATAATTGCCAGATCTGGCTATTTCTTTATTATATGTAACTCTTAAAACATCGCCTTGGGTTGATATAGCGATATCTTCTTTATCAGCTCCTACAGCTGCTATTTCAAAAACAATACCAGATGCTGTTTCATAAATGTCTACTGGATATTGTATTTTAGAATCAAATGCGGATCTAAATTCAGCAGTTGAATCAAAAAAGTTTCTGACCAAAAGATCAAAGTGTTCAAATGTACTCATGTTTACCTCCTAAGATGGTTTATGTTATTAATTAAAAAAATTACTGACCCATAGTATCATTAATTTCTATAATATATTAGTTATCGCAAATAATCTGGCCGGAACCTATTATTTCATATGCTAAAAAATACTTGAACATGTCTTGTGACTTTGTTTTACGTATATCAGGACGACGTAATAACACGGTACCATTGTTCCACATATTACGTACAAATCTACGTATGATACGTAAATTATCGCAATTAAGTATAACAATGTTACCGACTGTCATTACATTCAATGTTTGATTACCAACACGAATTACTTGTAGTTGAACCAATGCAATCCCACGACCTTTATTACCAGAATTAAGATCATGTAATTGACGTTCAACTGCATGTTCAATACCATCTTGCAATGCATCCCAAACAAATTGAATTTTTTGTGAAGGATCTAATGCAACGAAAATATCAAATTCATTTTCTTGTATAACGAGGTCTTTTAGATTCATGTTCTCGTACCATTTGTGTTGCTAAATAGGTATAATCAACCCCCTCAGCTTTAAGCTCAGAATTGCGACTACTTAAAAACTGTTTTAGTCTAATTAATCGCGATTCTGAATCTTGCAGCTCTAAAAGTTTTCGTATTTCCATTTTCTCTTGTGAGCTAAATTCCATACTGGTCCTTTCTAATAAATATCGTTATTAGCTCAGATGACCCATCAAACCAAGACGGTAACGTTTCATGATTGTTTCGCGTGCATCCTTAGCTGTCTGCTCGATAAGTTCAAGTTCATCGATAGTAACTTCAAAATTACGGTTACCAATAATAAACTCTCCTACTGGCGGCTTACTAGGATTATTTGCAAATACCTTTGCTGATACAGCCTCATTTACTTCAAAGTCAATACCTCCGTAGTACTGTCCATAACGTTTTGTTTTGTTTTGATCTACTGCGAATCTGTTGTTAATACTCATTGTTTTAAGTTTTAAGATTTATATATAATCAATGCAAATAGTTCATCCGAGAAGGTATGATCTAATGCCACATTGCCAAATTCTTTTTGCGCCCAATTTAATAGTTCACCTGGATTAGACGCAATTAATCCATCATCTTTAGAAATGATATCTGATGCTAGCATTACAATAACTCCTTTGTTAGCATGTTTATACATTTGCTCTATTGTCGCTAATTTATATTGATTATCATCTTTAGTAAGATCAGCATCATATCGCAAATTAAGAGAATGAATATTAACACACCAATCTGCCATTAATGCTTCTGGTATTTTAAACCAATCTGTCTTTTGTATATCATATGTAGGATATAGTTCTGCAGACGCGTCTATCATAGCTTGGTTTAATTCAAGTCCGATATAATCTAGTTCATTACCTGTTTCTGATTCATATACGGCTTTAAAATCTCCACGACCACAACCAAAATCTAATACCGAATCGCCTTCTCCCATATATGCCATGGCAGTACGGTACGTATTCCACTGATGTTCTCTTGTATCATATCCGACAATTTCAGATGAATGTAATAAATAACCCGTATCAACCTCTGGCATTTCAGTTAGTTCATCGGCAGGTACCGGTACATCATCTTGATTGTCACGAATTAAAACTGTTTTTTGTATAGGCTCTAATTCAATTTGATCTGGTGATAATTTTTGTTTCAAATTGTTTATTGTATTTTTTATATTATTTAACATGTTCATCGATTTAATCGTTTATTGATACGCATAATTTTATTTTCGATATCAGACATATCCATACGGTCCGGATGTGTTCTATTGAAATTTTGAGTGGTACGACATGCTACTGCTGCATATTTCCATGCTGTTTCTGGATCATATGCATCTGGCATATAATAATCTTCGGCTAGGAAAACATCGCCGTTGACAATGATATAATTACCATTGTCATCGACGGTTAGTTTAGCATTAGGATAATCCTTTAAAACTCTTTTCTGTTCTCGTGTCATCTTAATAAGATCTTGGTCCAACTGTTTTAAATACGAAGTCATTATTCTTTTCAAAATGAAACTCGTCAAGTTCTAATTCAGGCGAATAATTTGCAATAGTATGACCATACTTACGGTCAATCCACATGTTATTATCACCACCAGTATTAGTCCAGATTTGAGTTAATTTTGAATTAATCCAGATATCGGCTTTACTATTGTTTACCGGAACCATTAAATGGCAAGAACCTTTTTCAGAACGAATATCATAGGTAGAAACACCTTTCTTAGTTCTTACGTTTGTTACCAATCCTACTTGATTAGTACCGCTGTAGTTGAATACTACTAAATCTCCTTGTTTATAACGCATCTCCTTTTGATTATTTAATTACTTTACAAATTTTACTAGCTGAAACTGACTTAACATCAAATTCAATACCAGAACCTTCAAAGTCCTTAACAATCAACGCTTCTGCATGCGTTACGGTCTCCGCTTGAACCAAATAAGTTTCGGTTGACCATTTTACTCCACCCTTAGGGGAATCTGTTGCAATTTTTACTTTACCAATGTAATACATAACTAATTAATTTTAATTTATACTTAAATATAATAACTGATTTCTAAATATCCAAATCTTTTTTAAGAAAAGTTTATTTTTGTTTTGGGATAGGTGTAGTTCTTCTACCACCTTGTGTACGTATAGCTTCCATTTCATCAGCAACAGCTAGCTCAGCACGAATCAATGATGCTATCATTCCTTTCTCTGTTAACAATGGTAACATGGATTCATAGTTAGCATATGACGTTTCTGCAGCAGCTGCTTCTTTTGCTGATTTAGTTAGCATTTCCAATCTACGTGCAATTTCTTCACGTAATGCCGATCTGCTCATAGTACCATATCCGGTAATATGAACCTCAGGATCTACTGGATCAAAATCTTTAGGATTAAGCAATCCACCAGCTCTTCCTGAGGCTTCCATCATGACACTGGCAATTTCTTCTGAAATTAAATTTCTAAGTTTTTCTTTTAAATCTTTCATATTATCCTTAAATTTTGATCCAATAGAATAGGTTTACTTTTTAGATTCGTTAACAGATTCTTTACGGTATTCTGTAACTAACTTCTTAATATCACCGATAGATTTTCTAGCTCTGGTAGCAGCAGCTTTATTACCCTTTTCAGTGAACTTAAGATGGTTGTCTTCGAACTCAGTCCATAAAGTTTTCATTTGATCAAATAGCTCTAATGTTGTCATAACACTCCTTTTTTTTTATTTATAACTCATACTCATCTTGGTCCATATAAATGTTATCATCATCTATATCATAACGGACCGCAAACTCTGTATATAATTGTTTTTTAAGCTGATCTTCGGAATAACATTCTACATGTTGAAAAATTAAATCACCATCAAGATATACCTCTCCGATGGCATTATCATCATCGATAAAGTATTCTAATTCTTCACCGTAGAATTCCTGACCTGTATTTATGTTTATTAATTCTATCATTTTATATAAATATTAAGTTATACCAATTATACCCGGCCTTGACCCCTATATACCTTCTTGTATCTCTTTGAGCCTTTTAATTTCGAGTGGCGGCATTTTGAATGAATTCCGGGACGCTTTTTGCGCGGCTTCTTTATGAAGTTTGAGGCGCTGCTGGTTTTGACTTTGGCCATTGTAATCCTTTTTTATGAGTTTTATTTTAAATATCTCCATAGGGGTAGATGTCCAGCCAAGTCTCCGGCGAATTTCACTGATATTACGCTTATCCATTGGGTTAGGATAATCACAATGCAAAGGATAAAATATCCAGGTCCTTCCGTGATTATTACCTACATGTACATAGTATAAATGACAGTAAGGAAATGGGTCATTTTTTAACTTTTCCACGGGTAAATTTCTTTTGAGTTTCAAATGTTTTTTCTAGTTCTGTCTTGGAATTTTCATCAAAAAGATCGGTAACACTAGTGATTTTCTTGACAGGTTTTTCCGCCATTTTTACAGGTATTATTGGTGCTTTTATGGTATCTGTAGCAGGTAATTTTTCCATGATATACCATGGTGCTCTCTTCTTTGCTTCCACAATTTTCCACTGACATCTCGGTAAAAATACATCATGATCTAACTGTACATCTACACCTAATTCTTCACGTAATCGGGTGACCGTTCCCTTGTAATGTGTACCGAACCAAAAGATACGTACACGGTCATTTACTTTAAGTTTTACTGGTTTACTCATAGACTATAAAGATAAGAATAATCTTTCAGTTATCCAAATATTTGTCCAGATTTTTTATAGAAATTGTTTCTCTTTTTCCTAAACGTCGTTGTTTAGTTTTCCAATGATTACGCATAAATAGTCGCGCATGTCGTTCAGATTCATATGCAACCGGTTGTCCATTAATGGTACCGGTTACCCACCATTTTAAGAATTTTTTCTGAACTATCCAATATGGTTTTTGATATGATAATTGTAACTGAGATCTCCATGTTATAATACTATACACATTAGATATTATTGTTGATATAATAACTAATATGCATAGTAATATTAACATTTCAGTACTTCATTAGGATTCTTTACGTCCGGCAAATTTATCTAATGATGTAGCTCCAATACAAACACAAACAATAACTTCAACTGCAGAAACTAGTTCTGTAGATGGTTTAATTGACTCATGAGAATAGGAGTTTGCCATCATGGTGATACATAAAAATAATGTACCGATAATTGCTAAAATACGTTTAGTAGATTGTTGCCCAGCCTCGTCCTGTAACAATGATTTTAAGAAATTCATTTACTTACCTTTGTTTAATTCATTCATTAAAAAATCAAACACCTGGTCCATATTTTCTTTGGCCACAGTGATATGATCTTCGGCCCAACTATGACCGTTTTGTAAAACCATTTCTATAACCTGTGGATCAATTTGTAACAGTATATCTATTTGTCGTCTCATTTGCTCCATATTACTAAAGAACATATAGTTCTCAGTTTCTGCTTGGCCTTCATTTACCTTTGGGAGTAGAGACGTAAGTTTTATATTTTTATTTGCCATGACTAATCTTTCTAATAAATATTACGGTTTATAGCTATCAGTATCTCGTACCAATTCAAAGTAGTCATTATCACTACCCGTATCAATTGTCATTTTAAATGGAAGCTTATTTAGATTTTTTTGTAAGAATGCTTTATATAAACGACCACGGCGACTATCCAATTGAGGGCCAGCTTCTATATCAGATTTAGGTACTACATATAATTTATAAATCACACATGTATGCTCTTTGCCGCCAGCAACTTCTACCTTTAACCCTTCCAAGCGTTTAACGTAATCTTCAATACATTCCATTACTGTAGCCATTAACTGATATTGTTCATTTAGATTAGTTTCAGGCATTTGATCGTTAGCATCATTCATAGTACTAAACGATATATTAGCGTCAATTAATACTTTACCATTTGGTGACCAAGCCGTTTCAGGAGCTCCTGGCTTTTTAAAATGTATTCCGCGTCTAATAACTGTTAGAAATGATATGTTATATAAAACTGTACCTTGTGCTAAATAAGTTACTCTGAATTGTGTTTTATGCTCGCCACTTCCAAATGGTTGTAGTGATTTAGCATGTGTTACAATTTTCTGATCAGCTTTATCTACGGCACGCCATTTGAATGGTTCGGCAGTGCCTTCGCCTATCTCTTTTAGTATTTCACTTAGTTTTATCATAATAATGCATAGTC